AATTTCTTTTTATATCGACAAAACAATGCGCCAAGCTTAGCAGACTTTGTAAATTATACTGAGCGATATCAAGTTGAAAAGGAAAGGAAAATTGAAAGTTGTGATGCTTGTAATTCTGGTTTAGCTGATTATATTAATATTCGAACTATGGAACATAAAGAATTTCTTTGTCCAAATAAAATGTGTACTGGACGTAGATTTTGGGCCAATAGAGATAGCAACCGATATACAGCCATGAATGGCTATAATTATGTTTTATTTCAAGAGTATGTTGATCAGAGCTTAAAGAACTTAAAAGAAAAAGACCCAGTAAAATATAAAAGATGGGTTGGATTTGTATCTCAAACGATAAGTAAGTTTAATAATAAATCAAAATTGGAAGCTGTAAAATGAGAAAGCGTTGCATTGAACCAAAAAACTTATTTCATAAAAACCAAAAATCTGACAAGGATAGAATAATTATGGAAAATCTAAAAGTCGTAATTTCAGCAAAACAAACATTTAATTGTCCGCACTGTAAAACCGATAGTGTACTTGATAAGTTTGAGGCTGATCATATGTTTATTGGTATGATGTTGTCGTGTGATCACTGCAACCAGCTTGCACAAGTAAAAGAAATAGAAACCAAAAATAAGGAGAAATAAAATGAAAAAAGGTGACATTAAGTTTTTCGTTAATGACAAAGGATTGAAAATTGGTGAGATCGAGGAACTATCACCAGACCGTAAAATTAAACTTAAAAATGTTAGGTTGGTCCTGGCAGATCGACAAAAAGATGGTCAGATAGTTTCGCGGCTTAATAAAATGCCATACGCAAGGCAGAGTAGTAAGCTGGAATTTTACTGTGATCATTATGAATTTTTTGACCCAGAGCCAGCAGCGTTAAATAAATATAAAGAAGAAATTACAGGAGTTATCAGGCCAGCACCAGTTGAAATAATTAAATCGGTTTGACAAAAACCTAAAACTTGATAATAATACGAGCATGGATATACAAATATTAAATTGGATAATTACAAGCCTAGTATTATTTTTAATGTTTTTATTGCAGAGATCCTATAAATCACGTGATTCTTTTGAGAAAAAGATTAGAGAAGATATGCACAAAATTAACGATAAAATAACGGATGTTGAAAAAGGAATGATTAGGCTTGAAATGAGTATTAAAAATTTGCATAATGATTCCGATTGTTAAGATATGGTTAAGAAAAGAAAATTGACAGATAAGCAGGAAAGATTTTGCAAGGAATACATTGTCGATTTTAATGCAACCCAAGCAGCAAAAAGAGCAAAATACAAAGGAAACAATCATGATATTATTGGCAATCAACAACTTGGTAAAGCTTTAGTTCAGCAACGTATTCAACAACTTACAAAGAAAACAGAGAAAAAACTAGAGATTTCTGCCGAGAGAACTTTACAAGAAATGGCAAATTTAGCATATTCAAATTTCTATGAAATCTTAGATAAGATCAGTAAAAAAGAAAAACTAACCGAATGGGAACAAAAAGTTATTTCAGAGCGTACCGTGACAAAATCCGCAGCTGGTGGTTCGATTAAATATAAAGCTCACAGCAAAGAAAAAGGCTTAGAAATGTTAGGCCGATATTTCACAATGTTTAAAGACAAGCTTGAGATAGAAGGCCGCATGACGTTCATGGATTGGGTTTCCAAAAATCATAATAAATAATGCAAGAAGTCACAAAATTATATGAAGAAAGTTATAAACCTTTTTTTGAAAATGTCCTAGATTATAAATCCAAAGACTTAGAGCCATACCAACATGAAATTTTAGAATCAGTTTTTAATAATGTTAGAACTTCCGTACCTTCTTGTCATTGCATGGGGAAAACCTTCATAGGTGCGGGCGCGTTTCTAGCGTTCATGTGCACACATTATAACACGACCGTAATAAGTACAGCCCCAACAACAAATCTGCTTCAAAATCAACTATGGGCTGAAATAAGAGCACACTATAGAAAAGCCATAATTGATATTGGCGGAAATATGTTGGAAGGCAAGCCATCATTTAAATTTAATGAAAAATGGTTTGGAATTGGTTTTGTTCCACGAAAAGATTTATCAGAATCACAATCTGATTTTCAGGGGTTTCATAATAATTGGGTTTTTATTCTGTTTGATGAAGCAACAGGAATACCAAAAAAAGTATGGGATATGGCGGAGTCAATGATGACAAGTGCTAACGTTCGGTTTCTTGCTCTTGGTAATCCTACAGACGGCACAGGAGAGTTTGCAAAAGTATGTAAATCATCTAATTGGAAAACAATTAAGATTACTTGTTTTGATTCTCCTAATGTTTACGAAAATGGAATTAAAAATATTCAGGATATCAGAAACGAAGTTAGTATATTAAATAATTTAAGTGATGAAAAAAGACGCGCTCGAATAAAAGCGTATAAAACTCCACGACCGTATTTATTAACTTTGTCGTTTGTGATTGATGCGTTTATTAAATGGGGAGAAGATAGTCCATGGTTTCAGTCTCGAATACTGGGCGAGTTTCCAAAGGCTGGAATTGACACTTTAATTAGTCCTGCATGGATCCAAGAATCAATTGACCGTGAAGTTGGTCATGATGATTTTGAAATATTAGGAATTGACGTTGCAAGATTTGGAAATGATAAAACGGTTATTACTCATATGCGAGGTTGTGAAGTTTTAGAGCGTAAAGAGTACCAAAAAAAAGATACTTCAGAGGTTGCAGGATATATAGTTATTAAATGTCGTGAAAATCCAAATATTAAAAAAGTTCTAGTTGACGATACTGGTGTGGGTGGTGGTGTAACTGATAAGTTAAACGAAAATGAGTCTTTACTAGTACAAGTAAAAATAATTCCTATAAACTTTGGTTGCAAATCTTCCGACCCCGAAAAGTATGTTAATTTAAAAGCAGAAATATTTTGGTTGTTAAAAGAGGACATTAGATATAATATAAAAATACTTAATTGTGATTTGACAAATGCACAACTTAGCAGTATAAAGTTTAAGCTGACTTCAAAAGGACAAATTCAAATCGAGAGTAAAGAAGACATGAAAAAACGTGGCTTGCCCAGTCCTGATTATGCAGATTCTTTAGGAATATGTAATTACGGACGTCATGAAATTGGCAATATTGGAACGTTTAAAGACAATTCTAAAAAATCAAAAAAATCTTGGAAATCAAAAACTGATTGGTAGATAACTATGCAATTTGATAAAGGCAAAGGTGTTAGTGGCGCATATTTAATGAGCGGTTATTTCACCGAAGAATACCTCACAAAATTACAGGGCCAGGCTGGTTCGATTGTTTATGATAAAATGCGTAGGTCTGATACTCAGATTAAAATGATTCTCAATCTAATTAAGAAACCAATACTTGCTGCATTTTGGGAATTTAAACCAGCATCATCACAACCGATCGACATTGAAATTGCTGAAAAATTATCATGGCAAATATTCGAGGATATGGCATCAACTTGGAGACAATTATTATATGAACAACTATCAATGCTGGACTTTGGCTTTGCTCCGTTTGAAGTAATTTGGAAACGTAGCTATAGTGATCAGTGGAAAGATTATATCGGAATAAAATCTATTGCCCTTAGAAAACAAAAAACAATTGTAACATGGAATTTAAAAGATGCGATTTTAGATACTGTTACTCAACAAGTTTATAACGATGAAAGTAAAAATTATTCAGAAGTAAATATTAAAGCCAAGGATATGTTCATTTTAACGAACGAAATGGAAGGTGCAAACGATTACGAAGGTACAGCAATACTTCGCACACCGTACGGACCGTACTGGCGTAAAAATGTATATCTAAAGCTTATGGGTATTGGAATTGAAAGAATGGCAGTTCCTATGCCACATGGCAAAATTCCAAAGGGCGAAGAAAACAATAAAGCACAAATTGAAAAATTCAAACAGTTTTTAGATTCTTATACTTCGCATGAAGATGCTTATTTATTAAGTCCTGAAGGCTGGGAAGTTAGTTTTGTTGATGGTAAGTTTGACCCGATGAAGGTTAAGCAAGCCGTTG